GCGCGGGGTGCTCCAGCTTCGCGGAGATTGCCACGCCGGCCGTCACGAACTATTCCGACACCGGGCGGACGGCCAACACGGTCTACCGGTATCAGGTGCGTGCCCGCGACGCGGCGAACAACCGCAGCGGCTACTCAGCCATTGCCACGGCCACGACGCCAGACAACACCGCACCAACCGCGCCCACGTCCCTGGTGGCGACGCCCGACTCCGAGACGCAGATCACGCTGACGTGGACGGCGGCCACCGACAACGTGGCCGTCACCCAGTACAGGATCGAGCGGTGTACCGGCGTCGCCTGCTCCAGCTTCGCGGAGATCGCCACCGACACGGCCAGCCCCTACGTGGACACCGGCAGGACGGTGAACACCACGTACCGCTACCAGATCCGTGCGCAGGACGCGGCCAACAACCTGGGGCCGTACTCCAACATTGCGACCGCACTCACGCCCGACCAGACCGCGCCCACGGCACCCACGTCCCTCGTGGCGACGCCTGATAGCGGCACCCAGATCACGTTGACCTGGACGGCCGCCACCGACAACGTCGGAGTCGCAGGCTACAGGGTCGAGCGGTGTACCGGGGCTGCGTGTGTAAACTTCGCACAGATAGGTACCGACACTGCCTCGCCCTTCGTGGACACCGGGCTCACGGCCGGCATTACCTATCGGTATCAGGTGCGTGCCGAGGATGCCGTGCCCAACCTGGGGCCGTACTCCAACATCGCGGAGGCCGTCACTACGGCACCGCCGTCTGGGGCTATCTCCCCGCCCGACCTGTTCGCAGCCGGCGAGCTTGGCGGCTGGTGGGATCCCAGCGACCTGTCCACCATGTTCCAGGACACGGCCGCTACGACGCCTGTCACGACGGTCGGGCAGTCGGTTGCCAGGATCAATGACAAGAGTGGCCGGGGCAACCACCTCCTCCAGGCCACGGCCGCCAACCGGCCCATCTACCAGATCGACACCAACGGCAAGCCGCATCTGGTCTTCGACGGCACCGACGACTTCATGCTCGTCAACCCCATGTCGTTGACGGCGAGCGATGCCATCACGGTCTGGCTGGGGTTCAACAAGACTGGGGAGAAGGCAGCCCATCAGATGATGATGGAGCACTCCACGATCCTCGACTCCAACGCCGGCACGTTCTACCTGCTGGAGCCGGCGAGCACGGCCCGCTACGACTTCCGCTCCCGTGGGTCCAATGCGACGGGCAGCACGGCACAGTCCACGGTGACGGCGGGATCGTTCACAAGTGTCTTCACCGGGCAGTCCGACATATCGAGCGATACCAACATTGCACGTGTGAATGGAGTGCAGACCGGAACTGCATCAGCCGACCAGGGCACGGGCAACTTCGGCACCTTCGGGTTCTACGTCGGTCGGCGCGGCGGCAGCACGCTGCCCTTCGGCGGCCGGCTGTACGGCCTCATCGTGCGCAACCTCGCGTCCACGGCGCAGCACGTGATCGACATCGAACGGTGGCTGGCAGAGAAGTCCGGGGTTCCCATCTCCCTAACGCCTAGCGACCTGTTCACGGTCGGTGAGCTTGGGGCTTGGTACGACCCGAGCGACATGTCCACCCTGTTCCAGGACACGGCCGGTGCCACCCCCGTCACGGCCTCGGGCCAGACGGTCGGACTGATCAGGGACAAGAGCGGCCGGGGGCTGCACCTGACTCAGGCCACGGCGGGCTCGCGCCCGACCTTCATCGACTCCGGTGGCCTGCGGTCCCTCCAGTTCGACGGGGTGGACGACTGGATGATCAGCGCATCCACCAACTTCGGTGCGGGCGGCGGCATCATCAACCTCTGGGCTGGTCTGTTCACCGACACGAACACGGGCGTCGGCCTCGTGGCCGAGTTGAGTGCAACCTCCTCGGGCAACGTCGGCACCTGGGCGCTCCAGGCACCACCCGGCGACCTGGACGGGTTCTACTGGCGGTCCAAGGGCACGGTGGACACCACGCTCGACGTGGACGGCGTGGCGCATCCCAGCACGCACGTGGTCCAGTGTCAGGCCGGCATCTCCTCGGACTTCTCCGCCATCCGGGTGGATGGTGTCCAGGCACTGCAGACACTGGCCGACCAGGGCACCGGCCCGCACGGCACGTTCCCGGTCTACATGGGCCGGCGCGGCGGGAGCACGCTGCCCTTCAAGGGCAGGCTGTACGGCCTGTTCTTCAGGCATGCCGCCACCACGGCGCAGACCCTTGCCGACATGGAGCAGTGGCTCGCCAAGAAGACGGGCATCACGTTCACGTCAACCTGAGGCACGCCATGGCACTCAACGGATCGATTGCCGCTGCTGCCCCCGGGGGAGCGCTGCGGACGGACACGGGCCCGCCCGTGAGCTTCAACGCCGGCACGCCGCTGCTGGCCGATAGCAAGGTCGCCACCACCGACACCGCCCAGGCGGGCCGCTATGCCGGCCTGTCCTACGACGCCGCCGGCCGGCTCGCCATTGCCGTGGGCGGCACGCCTGCATTCTGGGTGGCCGGCGTGCCGGTGGACGCGAGCGGTCGCGTGGTCGGTGAGGTCGGCAGCGCCGTGGTCTACGCGCCCAACGGAGTCCCCATCACGGCCGCTGGCAGGGTAGCCATGCAGAGCACGGGCGCCCCAGCGTTCACCCCAGCGCAACTGTTCGCGGCCGGCGAGGCCGGCGGCTGGTGGGATCCGAGCGACATCACCACGCTGTTCCAGGACAGCGCTGGCACGGTGCCGGTGACGGCCAGCGGCCAGCCAGTGGGGCGCATCAACGACAAGAGCGGACGCGGCAACCATCTGGTCCAGGTCACCACGTTCTCGCGTCCGCTTTACGTTGTGGCCGGTGCTCTGCGGTACCTGGAGTTCGACGGGGCGAACACCTGGATGGTGACCACGGCCAACATGAACATGTCCACCACCGATGCGCTCACGGCGTGGATCGGCGTGACCAAGATGGCGGACAAGACGTTCCACCAGATGCAGTTTGAGTTGTCTGCCAACCTGGGCAACAACGCCGGCTCCTTCTATCTCAACCACCCCGATGTCAACTCGCCCAACTACGAGTTCCTGTCTCGCGGGAACGTGGTCAACTTCAACGTCACTGTAGCCACGGCGGCGGCCGGCGTGTCCACCAACGTCATCACCGGGCAAGCCGACATCTCGTCCGACATCAACATCGCACGCAGCAACGGCGTGCAAACGGCAAGCAACACGTTCGACCAGGGTGGCGGCAACTACGGCAGCTATCCGTTCTGGGTCGGCTGCCGGGGCGGCACCCAGTTCCTGGCCGAGATGCGCCTGTACGGTCTGATCATTCGTGGCGCCGCGACCAGCGCTGGCGACGTGACGGCGGCGGAACAGTGGATGGCTACGAAGGCCGGTATCACGTTCTGACACCCTGGGGTACACGACCCTGCTAGACTGGTTCTCCGCCAATTACGTTATGCGGCATTAAGGAGAACCCAATGATCCAATGGAATATCACGGAGAAGCAGGCCGACCAGATCCTGCAGACCCTGGCTACGCGGCCGTTCGCGGAGGTCAACGACCTGATCCAGGAACTGCTGCGGCAGGCGCAGAAGCCGCGCCCGCTGGAGGTGGTGCCGCCGGTAGTCGAGCCGGGGGCCGCATGACCGACCACAACTTCCGCGCGCTCGTGTGGCGCTGCTGCGCCGCCGTCCTGGCAGCCTTCTGGACCTGCGTGATCTGGTTGGTGATTGCCAACCTCCCATAAAGAAGACGGCCCCCGAGGGGGCCGTTTAAACTCGCGGCAGCGAGGAGGGAGGAAGGGGTTCAGGGCGCCGCAGAGGGGTCAATATACGACGGGCCAGTCTTGAGGCACACCGGCATCCCGGCCCGCTTCGCGACCCTCTTGTCCGCGTAGCAGACCGGTGTCGTCACCGACGCGCCCGTCCGGGAAGATACAGGCACCTCCGCCTGACTCAACAGTACAGCCCTGCAGGGCATGCCAGCCCGTGCGTAGGCCGCAGCCACCGTAGGGTCCACGCACAGCACCTCCCTGGCTGCCTCGGCATGTCCGAAGGAATGCATCAAGGCCGCTGCGGCGCGCCGTTCGCAGCCGTCGTCCTTGTGACCACTGCCACCAGAGAAGCCCCAGCCCATGCCAGCGATGCCAACTGAAGAACCAATAACGCAAGGGGAAGTGACGCCCACTGGCGGAGCGTAAGCCTGGGCTGCGGACTTGATGCGGTGGGTTCCACCGTACTCGACATATTGATGTGTCTCCCCGGATTGCTCGATGCGCTGGGTGCCATCGGAGCGGTTGACTGTCTCGATGCGCTGCACTTCGGGAGCGCTTGAGTTGAAGGTGATGTTGTTGCCGTAGGCAGCAGTCTCGCTGGACGATGAGCTTGTGGCCGACCTGTCGGGGTTGGCCGTCTGCGCACAGACCGGCAAGGCTGCCACCATGGCAAGCCCGATGATGAGCTTGTGCATGGTGGCTTCCTGCTGCTTACGGAGCGACGGCAGTTGCCAGCGAGCCGCCAGTGAAGCCGGCAAGGCCGGCGCCAGTGGCGTTGCCCAGGTTCACACCGAACGACGCAGCGGCACCAACAGCGTTGGTCGTGGTCGTGGTGCTGGAGCCCGGGGTTGCCGTGGCAGAACCGGTTGTCGCGGCACCAACGACGTTGGTGTGGAACGACAGGCCGGCGCCAGGGCCGCTGGACGACAGGCTGCCCGAGCCCACGTCAACCGTGGACTGCGAGTTGGCTTGGTCACCGAAGCCGGGGTTGCTCGATGCGGTTGCATCGGCCGACCCTTGCTGCGCGCCGATTGCCACGCTGGCACCGTTGCCGACAGACACGCTGAACGTGGTGTCGCTGCCGACGCTTGCTGCGCTCGTGTTGGCAGTGTCCGGGCCCAGGGGGCTCGTCTGGCTCGCCGTGGCGATGCTCGTGTTGGTTGCCGTCGAGGTCGCCAGCGTTGCGCCGGCAGACGGGCCAGCCACCGGCAGCGAGGCCGATGCGCCTGCCACGGTGGAGAGCGAGCCGCTCGATGCGCTGGTGTCGGCTGTCTGGGCGAAGGCGGAACCAACGGCCAGGGCGGAGAGGGCGGCGGCTGCCACGAGATTACGGATCATTTGCATTTGGAACTTCCTTGCAAGGTTTGCTGGCCTGAGAAGCCGGGCCAGCGACGGCTATTCTAATGTGACTTTGAGGCTTTAGGTTCAGCCGGCGTCTGAATAACAACGCCCGCCGGAACCAACCCCAGGAGTTCCATCGCCATTGCGATGCCGATGGTACGCCCCAGGTTGAGGATGGCGTCCCTGACTTCCTCGTTCAGGTACGCCACTTGCCGGTTGATGATCGCCACGACGAACTCGTCAGGGATGCCAGGATTGGGTTCCTGGATCACCATCTCGTTGCGGGCGATCAGTATACGCACGGACGTGTCGTCCTCGCGTAGCGACACCTTGAACGGTGCCGGCTGTCCGATGTCGTCGTCACTCATGCTTCCTCCTTGAAGGCATCGGGCCGCAGCATGCTGGGCGACACGCGGAAGAACTCGCCCAGTTGCTTCGCCCGCATGATGGGCACCGGGAAATTCCTGTCCTTGCGGCAGGCGTGCTCCCACTTGTACAGCGACTGCGGCTTGACGCCCAGCGCTTGGGCCACCGTGCTCTTCGTGGCGTACTCGGGCATGCGCTCCTTCAGGAGCCACAGGAGCGGGTGCGCCGTGGTCTTCTTGCCGTTGGGCATGAGCATGGGCAACTTGATCTTCGGTTGGCGGCTACCCGGTCCCTTGGCAGGGATCGGGACTTCATTGAGAGCGGACTTCATGGCGTACCTTTCAGGCGATTGAGGATTGAGGCTTGTACATCGGCCTTCTCTGCGAGGGCCTTGGCGATGTCTTCGTCCACGGTCCCCTGGGCCGTGAGGTAGTGTACCACCACAGGCTTAGTTTGACCCTGACGGTACACGCGCGCAACAAACTGAATGTGCTCCTCCAGGTTCCATGTAAGACCGAACCAGCAGACGGCGTGGCCGCCGGCCTGGAGGTTCAACCCGTGGGCCACCGACGTAGGGTGGGCCAGCAAGACCGGCAGCTTACCAGCATTCCAGTCTTCAACGATCTTGTCGGCTGCCGCACGGGTGACGCCGCCGCCCAGGTATGGCACCTGGGTGCCGGCCGGCAGCACCTCTTCCAGGGCCTCCTTGATGGCCGGCACCTCGTGCAGGAAGGCCACGGCCACCAGCAGCGGGGTGCCCTGCTGCTCTTCGACAAGCTCGACCAGGGCATTCACCTTGGCGCTGTGGACGCGCACCGACTCGCCGCCCTCGTGGTAGGCCCAGCCGTTGGTGATCTGGCGCAACTTCATCACCGCTGCTGCGGCAGTGGCGGCCGTGAGCGTGACGCCGCAGGCCGTCTTCGCCACCAGTTCGTCGGCCAGCTTGGTGTACACCTGACGGGCCAGCGAGGGAAGCTCGACTGGAATCACGTTATACGAAATGGCCGGCATCGACAGGTAGTCCTCTGCCTGCAGGCGCAGCGCAACGTCGCGTATCCGGTACGCAACCATCTCGTCAGCCCCCGGCTTGGGGTACCACTGGGTGATGGTCTTGCCGCCGCCGATGCGGATCTCTTCGGCCAGCATGAACTGCTTGCGGAAGTGGGTGATGAAGCGGCCCAGACGCTCGCCCTCGTCCACGATCTGCATCTGCGAGAACATGTCCTCGATGCTCTGCGGGGCCGGCGTGCCGGTCAGGATCAGCCTGCGCTTGAAGTGCGGCAGCATGTGCTTGAGGGCCTTGAAGCGTACGCTCTGGGCGTTCTTGAACCGAGTGGATTCGTCCACGATCAGCATGTCGGGCTGGGTGCCGAACGTCAGGCCGCAGTTCAGAAGCCAGTTGACGTTCTCGGGGTTGATCAAGTAGATGTCAGCCTTGGCCTTCAAGGCCTTCTCGCGCTCCTTGGGTGTGCCGTGGACGATGCTCACCTTGAGGTGGTTGAACTGCGTCCACTTCTTGATCTCCGCCGGCCACGTCAGGTACATCGGCCTGATGGGCACGATGACCAGGGTGGCCTCGATGGCCTTGTGATGCTGGAGCACGCAGTGCGCGGCCAGGGCGATGCCAGTCTTGCCCATGCCAGGGTCCAGCAGCATGGCCGTGCCCGGGTTGGAGCACACCATCTGGATGGCCTTGGCCTGGAAGGGGTGAGGGTTGTATTGCATGTCTGTCTCTAGCTACTGAAGACCCAGTCTACCCTTCACCCCAGGATACTGTCAAGCAGGGCCTTGAACTGTTGTGTGCTGTAGACAACGGCTACACGATGACCGATGCCCTCCAGTTCAGTGTGCCGGTACACCTGCCTGGGCGACAGGCGCCCGTCGGGCATCTTGAACTCGACCAGCAGGCAGCGGCCGTTGGGCAGCAGCACCACCCGGTCAGGATCGCCGGCCACGCCGCCGTACAACTTGATCGAGATGAGGCCCAGCTTGCTGACGTAGCGCCGGCACTGCTGCTCCATTGCTGCTTCACTCATGGGACACCTCAGGCTTGGCGATGATCAACTTGTTGTCGCGCACTTCGCGCTCGGTGGCCTGGATGATCCAGCGGGTGCTCTGCTTTGTGGCCGCGCCGCGCCGATACAGGTTGCGCGGCCGCCCCAGGATCCGCTCCATAACGACGCCGGCTGCGGTGGTGTTCTTCTGCAGGGTGGCATCGAGATCGCATAGCCGAAGCATGTGCTGCGGCCCGACGATCACCTGGATTGGATACTTCTCGGTGTCCTTGCGTTGCCCCAGGCTTTCCTCGATGTCGTCGGCCACCGTGTCCACGGTCTGGAAGTTGCCCGACAACTCGTCGCGCATGTCCTCTTCGGTATCGGTCAGCCAGTGCTGCTCGCCGCCCTCCCAGGCCACGTACATCTGCGCCCACACTTGCTGCATGTCGACGCCGTGGTCGACATCGAGCTTGCCCTCTGCCTCGATCACCAGGAAGCGGCCGCTGCCGGTGTGGTCACTGAGGAAGCGCCTGTCGTTGACGCTGCCGCAGAAGGACGCACACCTGGGGCGCTTCAGCCAGCCGGCCGCATAGGGCAGGCGGTACTCGTCGGTGATCTCGGTGATGAATGCCTTGAGCGCAGCTATGTCGGTCTTCTTGAACGTCGCGTCAAGCTCGCCAAGCTCCACGATCACACCCTGCAGTGCCTCGTGCTTGCTGTCGCGGGCGCCGTGGCCGTTGAGGTTCAGGTTCTTGCCCACCTTGCTGAAGTCGGGCGCCAGGGAGGTGAACCACCGGGTCTTGCCGATGCGCTGCTTGCCCGTGAGCACGAGCACCATGCCCTTCTGCGAGCGGCGGCGCACCGTCCACCCGCAGGCTGCCTCGACGCCTTGCAATAACCAGCGACGTAAATAGATGCGCCAGGGGCCGGGGGTTGGTGTGGTCACGGACTTCGCCAGCAGTTCCAGGCGGTCCTTGCCGTCCCACTCCTTCGACAGGATCCAGTCGCGCATCGGGTGCCAGAAGTTGCTGTTGGCAATCCGGTCCAGGCACACCTTGAGCTTGGCCTCGTTCTTCATGCGCGCCCAGCCGAAGATGTCCGTGAGCGCACCCTCGATCAGGGTCGCGATCTCGTGCTCCTCCATGTTGCCGAAGCGCGCCATGTCGATGTGCTCGGGCAGGATGTAGCTGGTCTGCGCCGTCATCAGGTTCAGCCTGGGCCGCACATCCAACTGCGCCAGCCCCGCCTCGACGTTGCTGTAGCTGGTCGGCTGGACGGCCTTCGGCTCCTGCTCCTTCGTGCGCTCGACCTGGGGCAGCTTCAGGATGTCGACGGAACCCAGTGCGATGCGAAGGGTGCCGAAGTTGAACAGGTCAGCAGGATCCACGGGGTCCGGTCCTTCCTTGAAGGTGTCGGCGCCACCCACGATGGCCGCCAGGGCGGCCCGGGTGTTCTCGGAGATGGCGCTGTTGAATGTCTGGTTGGCGGGGCCGCCGCTGGCCTGCACCCAGTCGAAGAACCTCTGGCTGTAGTGCGCCCTGTTCTCGCCGTGGCCGTGGTGGCACCAGACGTTGCCCCTGCCGTTGTCGCTGTCGCCCAGGCACATGTACTTGGCCGTGGTCTGGTCCTCGCCCTTCTCGGTGTGCTCGTCAGCGAACGGGCACGTGATCAGCCACCAGCCGGCGGCGTTCTTGCGCTCCACCACGTGGCCGTTGTCGTGCAGCCACTTGAACACCGGATCTTCCTGGCCGGCGGCCGGCGGCACCTCGGGGCGCTCGCGCTTCGGCTTACGCGCACCCGGCAAAATTTTTAGATCAATCTGGAGACTCTCGAGCGTGTAAACGGCGAGAGGATTGAAGTCATGCAGTACCGCTTCGAAGCTGTCCCTGCCCTCCTTGTCGTTGATCGAGCCCGGGATGCGGAAGAGCCGACAGGCCTTGTTCACTCCCTTGTCCTGGAGGCCGGCGGCCACGAGGCCGGCGAACAGGGCGTCCGCACCCTGGATGTCCTCGGTCCACTCCTCCAGCAGGAAGCCCCATTGGAAGTTGCCGGGGCTGGTCTCCAGGATCCAGGTCGGGACGGCGTGGATCTTGCTGGCGTCCACCTTCGTGCCCACGTCATCGATGACGATGGCTCGCACGGCGTGCGTGTTCTCGTCGCGGCGCAAGTGCTTGCTGTCGCTGGCCCCGGTGTAGAAGTACCAAGCCCCGGGCTTGAGAGGCTCGCCGTTCCAGGCCCACGTCTGGAACCGCTTGCCGGTCTTCAGTGTGACCAGGAAGTGACGGCCGGCGGGGCAGCCTTGGGCGAGGAGTGAGAGGAAGTGGTGCTGCGTGGTACCATTTGCGTCATCTTGGGTTGACATCGTTGCTCCAGGGTGCCGCGTGGTGGCGGCCTGTAAAAGGGAGGCCCCGGGAGAAATCCCGGGGCCTTTGTCATTTCGCGTAGCGCTGTCCGGTCTTGATCTCGCATCCGAGTGGGAACCCGGCCAACCATTCTGGCACGCGCATCATCTCGCGCCGCAATGCCGCTGCTGCCTTCGCGGCATGCTCCTCGCTGCTGTCGAGCAACAGTTCGTCATGGGTGTGACCGATCACAATGGCATCCACGTTGTGCCGTTCCAGCACGGTCGCGGTGCGCTTCGCACAGTCGCGCAGCAGCGTGGCACAGGTGGCCTGGGTCACGTTCTCGGCCAGCAGGCCGTGCCAGATGCGCTCGGTGCGGAAGCCCCCCGGCAGGCTCTTCGTGAACACCACCTCGGTCTCCCACGAGTCGATGACGCGGCCGCCCCAGCCCAGGCCGTCCTCGACCACGTCGACCGGCGCCCGACCCTTCTCGACCACGTGCCCACGGATGTTGTGGTAGTACAGGGTGGTGTAGCCTGGAAGGTCGCAAGCGATGCTCACGGTGCCGGGGAACAGCGGCAGGATCTGCCGGTAGGCCACGTAGCCCACCTTGGTGTCGGTGCCCAGCACGCACTGCATGAAGGCCCCGTACAGCGCCTTGCTGAACACCATGGCCCAGTCGTTGGCACGACGCCATGCATAGACCACGCTGTCGGCCATGTCGTTCTCGATGCTGATGCCGTAGCCCCGGGCCATGGCCTTGAGCGCACCGCGAGCGCCGCCGAACTGCAGCGATAGCTCGGCCACCTTGCCGATCTGCCGCTGGTCGTCGGTCACGTCCTTGTACTGGACCCCGAAGATGTCCATGGCGTTGAACTTGTACACGTCCATGCCGTCGCGGTAGTACTCCAGCTTTTCCTCGGCGCTTGCCAGCCAGGGCATGCCCTTGGCCTCGACGCTGGTCCAGTCGCCCCACACCAGGGTGCGCCCCGGCCCCGCCTTTATGGTGGGCCGCAGCAGGCTCGCCAGCACGTGCATCACCTTGCCCTGGACCCGGTGCTCCAGCACCTCCAGCACGGCCCCTGGCACGTCCTTGGGCGTCTGCCTGGGGAAGTTGTGGACCTGGATGCCGGTGCTGCTGAAGCGCTTCGTCTGGATGGCCCCGTAGCAGATGTACGCACCCTGCGCACGACCACCATCGCTGGCGCGGCCGGCCATCTTGGCGTACTTCGCGACGCTCGCCTTGCCGGCGTCGTCCACGATCTCGATCATCTCGATCACTTCGGGGTCGGCTTCCTTGGCTTCCTCGCTGTTCAGGAAATCGGCGCGAGCGGCCTTGTCGGTCGACTCCTTCAAAACTTCGGTGACCTCGCCTTCGGAAGATTTTTTCCGAGAAGTCTTGACGAAGAACTGTGTAAACACTGAGTCCTCCATCCTGGCCTTCAGCCACGTCTTGATCCTGGCGTGCTGGCTCGGGCTGGTGATCTCGCCGTCGGTCTTGTCGCGCAGCAGCGCACTCAGTTCAGCGCGCTCCTGGGCACCGTACGTCTGGGCCGCCAGGGCGAGGCCCAGGTCGACCGGCAGGCCGGCGTCGTTGATGCGCTCGGTCAGGTAGTAGTCCTCGCGCTCGTGCTTGAACAGCGGCACCAGCTTGCCGCCGACCAGCATCTCGCTGCGCACGTCGTCCATGCAGTACAGGAGCAGTTCCATGTACTCGTTGGGGTCGTCGGCGTAGCCGCCCAGGGGCAGCGGCTTGCACCACTTCAGCATGATGGCGGTGCCGCGCCTCTTGGCCGCCAGCGACGGCGCTTCCTTGAGGTAGTCCAGGGCCTGCTCCAGCTTGCCAGGGAGACCCCTCGCGCGCGCCAGGGCGGCCGTGCAGTGATACCGCTCCAGCGGCAGATCCTTGTCCAGCACGTGGCGCGTGATCAGCCGTTCGAACTGGGCGTTCCAGGCGTGCATCTCGCACTTCGGGTCGCGGTAGGCGTCGCGCAGATCGGCCGGCATCTTGTGGCCGGCGGCCGACGGCCACGCCTGCACGGCGCTGCCGTCGATGCTGTAGGCGCAGCACAGGATCCGGGTGCTGGGGTGTCTAGCGTAAACGTGAGCGCCGACCAGCTTGAGGTCGATGTCGGAGCGGGTTTCGTAGTCGAGGTGGCAGATCATTTGTAGACCTAGTCTGAATTCCTGGTGATGAAATAGGCCCGGTGGATGTCCCGGGCCTGGGCATCAGGCGCCCTTCTTGGCGGCCTTGACGGGCGCTTTCTTGGCGGGCGCCTTCTTGGCGGGAAGCGGCGGGAGCGACGGCTTGGGCATGGCAGTTACCTCAGGTAGTTGGTCGACCCAGTCTACGACAGACAACACCGGGGTGTAAATCTTCCCGTAAGTTTTATTCTTGTGTTTGTACGAGTCGGTACACAAGCTGACCACGGCGATCATCTTCTTGGGGTTCTTGAGGAACTGCTTGGCGTACTCCTCCGCCAGGATAGCCATGGCGTTCAGGCCGCCGACGCTGGTCGTGCTGTACACCAGCTTTTCGCTGCCCAGCAGGCACGACAGGCCCCGCATCTCGGCCCAGTTACGGCCGGTCTCCGGGATCTTCTCGGGTTTGGGCGGCAGCGGTTCGAACATGGGCACCACCACGTCGTCCAGCAGCGCCGACGACACGCCAGGAAGCTCGGTGTCGGCCCAGCACTGCCAGCCATGCACGAAGCCCATGGGGTCCACGTAGACGTGGTCGTCCTCGCCCAGCGGGGTCTCGTCGGTCCCGTAGGACCACTCGCCGGCCTTGCTCATCTTCAGGAACCCGACCCGTACGGTCGCGCCCTTCGCCATGTTCTGGACCACGGCCTGGAATTTGGTCGGGTCGAACAGGACCACTGCGCCGCCTGCGGCGCCATTCGTTTGAGACATGATTACCTCCGGTATTTCAACAGTTCAAAGTTAGCCATCAGCCGCTCCATCGGTGCTGCTTCAGACTTCAGTTCGGGTAAAGCCTGGGCCTGACCCTCGGGCGACTTTACCAGATTCGTGCCGCTGGAAACCGACACGATCATGTCTTTCAGTTCCTGCGGCATGTTGGGGTGGGCCTTCTCGGCCATGGCCGGCGACATCAACTTGTCCTGCCAGATCTTGATGCGCCTGCGGCGCGCGAATATCAGCACCTCGTCCTCACTTTTCCACACCCTTGTCGCCCTCTTCGGTTTTAGCACGTAGCCTGGAACCCCAGGTTTTCCCAGCGCAGCGCACTCTGAGGCAGCCTTGTGGGCCATCTCCCGCAGTGACGTGATCCAGTAGTCCAGGCGGTCGGCCCGGTCCAGCCACTGCGCCAGCACGCCCATGGTCATGGTCGCCGGCATGCCAGCGGCCCCGAGCGCCTCGATCACCTCGCCGCGCAACTTCGGGCAGAACGACTTGGCCTTGCAGAACCGGCACCAGTCGCCGGGTACCAGATCGGCACCGCCGGCCATGGCCTTCTCGATGGCAGTCTCGGCCTTGGCGCCCCACTTGAGGACGTGGTTGGCCGTGGTGTCCCAGATCTTCACCTGATCCTCGGCGTCGGGCGGCTGCACCACCGTGAGGCGCACATGCGGCGGGTACGCGCCAATCTCCTTGTCCATCCTCACCAGGGCCATGTAGGCATAGCACAGCATCTGGTCGTTCTCGATGGGGTCCACCATGATGCCGGCCCCGCACTTCAGGTCCACGATCTCCAGCAGGCCGTCGGCCTTGAAGTAGCACAACAGGTCGGGCGTGCCGAAGAGCAGCGCATCGTGCTCGATGGTCTCCTCGACTGCGAACGCGTCGGCCAGCTTGATGCGCGCCAGGGCGTAGTCCGTGTACGGCTTGACGAAGGCCCGGTCTTCCGGCGTGCCACGGTCGGCCACGCTGGTGTCGTTGAGCATGGCGGCTGCCACCTCGTGTAAACGGCTACCCTCGGCGGCGTACTCGCTGTCGGGATCGTCAGGCCGCTGGAGCCCGAGGGCGAATGACCCCGGGCAGTTGATCCAGCGCTTGGCCGCGCTGGGTGCAAAGGGTGCGTGCATGCTTTACTCCTTGGCCTGCAGCCAGCCGTTGATGAATCCCACGATGCAGGCCCGGTATGCGATAGGCCAGCGGGCCACGTTATCCGGGTTCTTGAGAATGCGCTTGTAGCCCTGGTCCTCACTCTCGCCGTCGCGGTTCAGCATGGCGCGCAGCCACGTGCGCTTCTTGAAAAAATTGACGATGTCGTCTTTGTCGACATCCTTGACTGGAATGTGCATTTCAATTCTCCTCTTCGAATTCGTCCATGGCGTCGAGCACCTCCTGGATGTCGGGCGACGCCCTGACGAAAGACGCGGCCGCGCTTTGCAACCTGGGGGTGCTGTCAGACAAGCCCGAAGAGCCGATGGCCTTCACTTGGGCGTCCACCATGCCCAGGGTCCGTGCGCTCTTGTGCATCACGAAGGTGTAGAGCAAGCGATGCTCCGATCCCTTGGGGAATATCACGATGCCGGCTGTAGGTGCTCCAGCACGCGGCAACGCTTCCTTGACCTCGGCCTTGGTCATGCCCGGTAGCTGCAACAGGGCATCGTCGGCCGGCGCGTACACGTTATCGAAAAACCACGAGCACACCGGCACCACAGGCAGCCCATTGCGCTCCATGTACAACTTGTAGCCACCCTTGAAGATGTTGCGATCCGGCATGAGGTCGGCCAGGAAGTGGGCAAGGCGGGCACGGGCAGCGCCGCCGGGGTGAGGATGGACGACGCCTGTCTCGGGATCCATCTGGTCGATGGTCAGCAAGCCTTGGGCTACCTGCCGCAAGGTGAGTGGCACGGGCAAGCCATGGGGCACGAGCTTGTTTACGAGGTTGCCGATGGCATCGCACACATCGCGCGAGTTGGCGTCGTCGCGCTCGCTTAGGTGCGGCTGTATAGGTTGGCTATTCATGGTGGCTTCCTTTAGTTGAGCCTGAGGGGATCCTGCTGGGCCGGGGCCGGCTTCGCACGGTTGAGGGACTCGGCAGCTTCGCGCAGGCGCTTGGCCGCGCGCATCAGTTCCTTGGTGAGGTCTTCGCGGGCGTCGACACTCAGGTGCTCGGCGTGCTCGATCACGGCATCCAGCCTGCCGCCGAACTGTTGGTCGATGGTCTTGAGCAGTTCGTGCGCGATGTCGTGGGCGAAGCCGTTGATGTCGGGCAGCGTCTTCGGCGGCGCTATCTTGCGGGTGTGCTTGCCCAGCATCTCGTCGGTGACGCGCTTGGCATTGTGGATGGTCACGTCCTGCAGCTTGGCCTTGCCGCCATCCGTGCGCGTGCCGGTGGTGGCCTTCTTCATGCCGCCGGCCAGTTCCTTGGCGATGTTGCCGGCCAGCTTCGTGTCGCCGGTCTCCTTGAGCACCCGCTTCGTCTGCTGCGTGACAACCTGGGCCTGCTTGGTGGTCAGGTCATCGAACACCGACTCGTCAGCCACGCTGCTCTCGATCATCTCCAGGGCATTGAGTGCAGCTTCGATCTTGTACTCCCTCCAGCCGCTGCCCAGGTACTCGCACAGGGTGCTCACGGTGTAGGCTAGACTGCTCGAGGAGTCTACCTCCGCGATACTGAAAGTCGGCGCATGGCGAGCGTGCCTCGTTCCATTCTTCGGAGGTTTCGGCAGATGCAGCTTGCCGGCGGCGAAACCCTCGACCACGGTGCGGATGGTCTCCTGCTCGATCTTGGACGAGTGCGACCACTCCTCCATGTTCTCGTTCGCCATGATGCGCACCATGTCGTCGTCGGACAGGTCGCGCACCGGGATGTCGATCTCCTTGACCTTGAGGCGGCGCAGCGCTTCCAGGCGGTTGTGCCCGTATGCGATCTCGTACTGGCCGTTGGCGGTCGGCCGCGCCATCAGGTTGTCCCAGAACGTGGTCTGGTTGATCGAGCCCATGAGGGCCTCGATCTTGCGCTCGTCCAGCGGGTACCGGGCGAGGTGGCGAAACGGGTTCGCCTTGAGGTCACAGAGTTTCAATTTCACGATGGTCCTTCAGGTTGCAGGGGTGCGGACTATATCACCGGACTTCGCAAACGGCGTTGCCGTTGTAGTCGCGGTAGCAGACGATGCGCTCGGCGTGGGCGTAGTCCACGGTGACGATGAAGCCGATGCCGGCGATGACGAAGGTGATGAGAGTCTTGATCATGATAATTCCTGGTGACGTTAAGCCTGTGGCTTGGTGGTGGTAGGGTGCCCGCCTAAGCACATTTGTAGGGGCGGCGGGCTCATCCCCATAAGGATCTGGCCCCCAGGGCCACGCATGTGCCATGCGCTGACGAGTCAGGCTACCTTGGTGACGCGGGCATTGCTGCGGGCGACCCAGGCGGCAGTGCAGTTCGTGTTCGTGGCGATGATGGCGTCGAGCGCCTTGTCGGTGATGCCGGCCTTCAGGGCGAGCGCCTGGGCGACGGCCTTCCAGTCGGTGGTGCTGCGCAGTTGGTGCGCCAGCGACAGGCGGAACAGTTCGCCCTCGTACTTGCCCTCGCCGGAGCGCTCGATGAGCACCTCCTTGATGGCGTCCAGTTCAGCGGTCACGTCGGCCACGTCGGCCTTGAGGCGCCCGAAGCGGTCGACCAGCATGGGGGTGGCCGTGGAGGCGGCGGACATCGGGCGGGTGATGGTGGTGGTGTTCATGTCAGTTCCTTAGTACGTTGCGAGAAATTCAGTATACCCCAGGTTGCTCACCTGGGGTGTTGTATTTAGCCGACGATCACGTTGTCGCGAGCGTGGCAGGCGGGGCACGACATGTTGCCGTCCACGGTCTCGATCACGGTCTGGCTCATGCGCCAGATGGCGCCGCAGTTGTCGCACGCGCACTTGATCATGCGGGTGGTCTGCTTCTTCACGGGCGACTTGCTCTTGTCGAGCGTCAGGTGCGGGTACACGCCGTGCTTGGCGACCATGCGCTCGGTGAGCTTCGTGAGGATCTCGACGCGCAGGCCCATGATGGTGGGCTTGCCGTCCAGGCCCATCCGCTGGGCGAGGCGCACGAACGGCGCACGGTGGCCGCTCTTGCAGTCGTCCACGGCATGCACTAGCTCGTGCGCCAGGATCGACAACACCTTGGCGCTGTCCTCTATGCGCGGGCTGATGAACACCTCGTTGATGTCGGCCTTGCTGGCGTCCTTGCCCCAGCACTCGCCTATGCGCTTCTGGCTGTCGCCGCCACCGGGCCACGAGCACGACACCTGCACGGGCGGGATCGTGATGTCGCTGTCGCGCTTCATGGTGTCGGCGCGGATCATGCTGACAGCGTGCTGCAGCCACTCTTCACGGTTCATCTGCTTCATCTCAATCTCCAAGTGTGTAAACGACAGACGCAGTATAGCCTGAGTCTTGCGGACGAGTCAAGCGTCTGATGTCGCTTTCCATGTTGCGCACTGCTCGCCAGTCGCTGGGCGATCCGGCACGCGTATATACAGTGCCGCCGCGCAGGATCAGCACGAGGTGCTTGCCGCCCTTGTCCTGGCCGACCACCAGCCCCTCCTTGATCAGGCGCTTGATGGCCTGCTCGGCCTCTTTCTTGGTGCTCATTTGTACATCCATTCCGTGATGATGCGAAAGGCGAAGCACCAACCCAGGGCGAAGCCGATGACAAAGCCGACGATTAGGGTTACCAGCCCGATGGCCCACAATTCCATATCAATCTCCAGTGACGAAAATAGGGGGCCGAAGCCCCCGGGGGTTAGAACCTCTCAGCGCAAATCGGGCCGATACCGCGAGCGATGCTCTCGGGGTTCGTCAGGTCGCGAGAGCAGACAGAGCAGCGGCCGCTAGCCTTGCCATGCAGGACGGCGGCGGCCTCGGGATCGGCCTCGATGGTCAGCAGCGCCAGCAGCACCTCGACATGGTCGACGCCTGGGCGCTGCCACTGGGTGAGCACGCCGCCGTCGAGCTTGCCGACGGCCTTGTCGGCGTCAACGTGGCGGATCCAGCAGCGGCTGCCGCCGTTCTCACGCTGGATCCGAAGCTTGCCGATCTCCAGCTTCGCGAGGCGCTGCATCAGGGCATACAGGCGCGGCAGTTCGGTCGGCTGCACGGCCACGACAGCCGGGGCAGCAGCGGCCGCGCGGGGCAGCGACCACGTGACCAGCTTGGCAGCGTACTCACGCTGTGCGTCGCTGGCGAAGGAGCCGAAGCGCACCAGCTTCGCGGCGATGTCGCGGGCAGCCATGGCGCTCTTGCGGGCGAACTGGTCGCCCAGGCCGCGCGCTTCGAATCTGCACGCGGCGGCGTGCAACTCCTCGGCGCACTGGATCGCTTCGCCTGAGGGATCCGCAGCAGTGGCGGCAGGCAGGGCGGGCATGGTGAAAGGGAAGTTTGCGGGGTTGAAGCTCATGATCGGATCCTTGTGGTGTGGTGTGGTGGGGGAGAAGCCGTATTATGCAGCCCCAGGCTTCTCCATGTCAAGAGTGGGGTTACAGGCCGTCGTCGTCGGTCTTCACGAGCGCGGGCGCGCGGGAAGGCTCCAGGCCGGCAAGCTCGACCAGCATGCGACGGTCGGCCGCGATCTGGCGCTTGAGCGCATCGATCACGTGAACGGCTTTAAACGGCAGCCCCGTGCCGTCGTGCGTCACGCGTGCAAGCTCGTTGGCCTTGTTCTCCGTGAAGCGCATGGCAGCACCCGGGCTGGTCATGTGCGGATTGACTGCCAAGCCGTCGGCGCTGCTGTCGAACGTGATGGTGTCGCCGTGCCCATTCTGGACCACGTAGCCGTGGCCTAGCAGCACGCGCGAGAAGCGCTCTAGTGCGCGCTCGTTTGCCGCGATGCTGGCGCGTAGATCCCTGATCAGGTGCGCGCGGAAGAGGTCGGCCGCAGCCTTGGCGCGGGTTTTGATGATGTCGTCGTTGGTCATTTTGAATTCTCCGTAACGTTAAGCCCCCGGCTTGGGGGCTATAGGGTGGTGGCTTAGATCCTGTCGTCGGCCTCTTCGCGGGCTTCCCATGCGAGGTCGTCGGCCTGTCCGTACTCAACGTAAGCATCGGATCCGTACACAGGCCGCGCGGTGAACCAGTGCGCGCCAGTGACGAAGCCGACAGGCAGCAGGCCGGCAGCAGCACGAGCGGCAAGCGCACGAGCGCACTTGTCGGCAGCCTCTTCGGCCACGTGGCAACTGTGGCGCGCCTTGCCTAGAAAGCATCCTTTCCTGTCGCCGTGCGGGTTTTGCGCGTAAACGACAGGCAGGTATTCGGTGACAGGCTCATCGGGAAACCCGTCGTGGCCTGTGTACGTGGTCATTACGGCTTCCGTGCTGCCGGTAAACGTGATGCTGTCGGCGTTGAATGCTTGCATGGTGCGGGATCCTTTGATGGTTCGGGGGGAAGTGTACCCCAGGGGCTAACCCTGGGGCTAGCGTGAAGCGTTTACACGCTCAGGATGGGAATGAATCGGGCAGCCTTGCCGCCATGGGCAACGATAGCGGGCGAAGCCTTGCCGGCACGGTCGGATCCGTCACAGGCTCGGCACTTGTCGCACGTGGTGCGCTTGCCTGCCTCTTCGCTAGCGGGACAGGCGAATTCACGCGCGCCAAGGGTTTCGCTGGCATGCATCACGCGAAAGTACCGCAGGCCGGCAGCACGAGCGGCCGCAGCCTCTTCGGCGCTGTCGACCGATGCCATCACGAGCTTGGCGAGCGCCGCGCGGTCGGCAGCCGGGAGAGCTTGGTTCGCCCACTGGTGCGAATAGCCTGTGCGGCCTGCGGCCTGTGCGACAAGGGCTTGCCACAGGCCGACGGGTGCGGCCGCAGGGTCGCCGTACGTGCCGATGCGCACCATGCGGCCTGCCAGCAGTGCGCCGACTTGCGCAGCCGTAGCGCGCGGGTAAGCGCCGGCTTGCCATTGCTTGTACACGACGGTCGGTCCCTGTGCGACCACCACGTAGCAGGATCCGCCAAGAAACGGGCGATGCTTGCAGTCGCCGCATATCGATGCATCGGCGCCGCTCTTCACGGCAGCCGTCGGCCGGGTGGCTTGCGTCAGCACGTATGTCTGCACCATGTTTCCGGTTTTGCGATTGGACGACTTCACGAGCGCAATGACGACGATAGGCGCGCCATCAAGCGCCGACGGGCCTTCGTATATGGTGTAGCCGTTAGCTGCCGGCAGGCCGAGTGCTGCGCACTGTGCGACGAAGAGCTTAGAGAATTTGGCCATGTTCAACTTTCAGACTTAGGTTTAAGGGTGGGAGCCTGTCTGCCCCCTCCCTAGTATTATCGGCGCCGCAGCCTCAGGCTTTAGCGCTATCTTGAATTGTTACGTTTAAACGAACGAAAAGCTATCAAGGGAATCGTCGCGAACGGGTGCCGCGCGCTTGCCGCTAGCGTGGCGCTTGTCGGTGATGTCCCATCCACCGATTCCCATGGCGCGCCAGTTGCGATTCGCAAGCGCAAAGCGCAGCAAGTTGTTCACGACGTGCGTCTCATCGCACTCGTACAGCGCCGCAAGCTCGGCCACAGTGCCGGCAGCCTTGCCGTCGATGCGATAGGTTTTGATGGTGTTCGCCGCACGGTATGCGGCCTGACGCTCGGCTGCGCTTGCGTACTTGGCAGGCCGGCCGCGCTTGCGCGCTTGGGGTTCGGCCTGTGGGGTGGCCGTGTCGAGCAGTGCTGTGTTCATGTCTTCATTATCGGCACCTGTAGCCCCAGGCTGAGGACTGTTACACATTTTCTTTGCCGGCAGGCCGTCGGCACAGGCCGGCACAGGCACGACACAGCCGCACCCCAGGGTGAAAACCTATAGGGGTGACACTGCCGACACTGCCGACACAGGCACTTCTATATAAGAGAGAGTTAGGATGATAAGTGTACATTTACTTACGGCTTTTTAGGGGGGGTATATAGAAAACGGGGTGGATGGGTCTGGGTCGCTGTGTCGGCCGGCCGGCTGCCCTATGGGAAACCATCCTGGGGCTGCGGCTGAGCGCCTGTGTCGGCGCCTGTACTTGCAGGTGCCGGCCGGCCTGCCCAGGAGTGAAAATTCACTGCCTAGGCAGGGATTGCAAGGCCGGCAGCATGCGCCTATGCTCGCGACCATGGGCATGCAACCTACAGTAGGCGAACCTAAGAAGCGCGGACCCGCTAAGGGCACACGGCCTGCCGGCCGTGCCAAGGGCACGCCTAACAAGGTCACGACCGAATTCCGGGAGACGGTACAGCGCCTGCTCGACGACAACAGGGATAACGTGCGCAAGTGGGTCGAGCAGATAGCCGAAGGCGCGCCAGCTACCTACGATGCGCACGGCAAGCTCATGTATCCCGCACGCCCCCCGGATCCTGTAGGCGCCGCTCGTGCGCTCGGCCACTTCGCGGAGTTCGCGGCGCCCAAGCTCACACGATCAGAGGTCACAGGTGCGGCCGGCGGCGCTCTTACCGTGGTCGTGCATAAGGTCGCATGATGCGCATTAACGTTACGCGTAATCGCAAGCCTGGGGCTGACATGGACGTACGTAGTGACATGGACGTACGTAGTGACATGGACGTACGTAGTACTACGCACGTCCATGTTGACATGGACGTACGTAGTACGCGCATGGACGTACGTAGTACATGCGCGTACGCCTATATGCGCATGCGCTTATATGCGCGTCGGCTGATGCATTCGATCCCCGCTCGCGCATGTTGGATTGGGTACCATACGTTCCCATCCAAATTTTACCCATTCCACCGGACCATGTAACCTGAGGCTTGCACCATGCGCGACCACATGATGGGTTATCCCCCTGCAACATCCCCAGACTTCAACGGTCTCGCCTGCGAGTACAACCGCTGGTGGGGCGAGCCGATGCCGGCCGACGCCTGCGGCCAGCGCGCCCCCAGGCGCAGGTACATCGGCCTCACCCACATGACCAAGAGCGACCACGCTGGTCGCGAGCGCGACCTGCAGGCGGGACGCCTGGAGGCCGTGGTCTCGTACTCCGGGTACATGGAGCGTGCGAAGGTGATGCCCGTCCTGTGCGGTACCGCAGGGGTGGTCGGCCTGGACGATGCCGAGATCGAGGCCGAGTTGGCGGCGGCATTGAAGCGCCTGCGCGAAGCGGAGCAGCACGCCATGTTCGCGGCCGAGGTCGAGGCCAAGCAGGCCCAGGCGTCTGCGCATGCCCGCAGCATGGGCGAGCGGCATCAGCAGCGCATGCTCAAGCTGCAAGCCGAGGTGCGTGCGTGCGTGGGCATGCAACCGGGCGATAGCGGTTGGCGCGACTGGAACGACGGATGACCCATCCGCTCTACGACGACGAGGTCGAGGTCGAGCAGGCGACACGCGAGCATCTCGACCAGGGCCGCACGGTCTTCCAGCTATGGCAGTTGGACACCGACGAGCGCCTGCACTCGCATGCGGTGCTCGATCTGCTGGCGCCGCCCCACAAGGCCAGGATCCTCTCCCTGGGCTGCGGCGTCGCCGGCATGGAGGCGTACTGGCAGGATGAGCGCCCGGATCTGCGCTTCACCCTGGTCAACCGCAGCCCGAGTCAGCTTGAGCTTGTCCAGGCCGGCGGCCTGCGCGTCCTGTGCGACGCCCACGACTACGTGCTGCCCGACGCGGCCAAGCCGTTCGACATCACCGTGCTGGCCTACGTGCTCGGCCACTGCAACGTGCCGAAGGTGCTCGACCGCGCCATGGCGGCCACCAACGGCACCATCCTGGTCCTGGACGTGTTCGATGCGTCCACGGCCTTCGTGCGTACGCTGCAGTACGACGCGCCCGACAGCGCCGTGCTTGAGAACCTGGGGTTTAAACGCATCTATGTGCCATCATGGCACATGGCCCCGTTCATCCGCGACGATGCTCGGGCTCTTGGCGTCATCGAGCAGGCCGCGCCTGCGATATGGGTCCATCATGCTTGAGCGTTTACACGTATTCATTACCTGGAGGGCATCCATGCTCACCACCGCGCTTCTAATCGCAGCACTCGTGCTGTTCATCCTGGCCGCCCTGGGCGTGCCGGCCGGCAACTTCAGTCTCGTGGCCGCCGGCCTCGCGTGCTGGGTCGCATCATTGGTAATCGGGAAGGTATGGGCATGATCAAGCAACTACTTCTGGCCCTCGCGGCCTGCGCGGCGATGACTGCCGCAAGCGCTCAACCCGGCCCAGGCGGCTGGCGCGAACGTGATCGGAACCTGGATCCGGAGATACGCGAGGCCGTGCGCGACTACTGCCGGATCATGAACCGCCGCAGTGATCGCAACCGCGACGTGCGGCTGCCGCGCGTGTGCTACCGCCTGTTCCCTGGTGTGTACCAGCCCGCATTCCCGCCCCGGAGGCCGCAATGAAGACCTTCCTCGCCATTGCCGCTATCGGCATCATCGCCGGCTGCGCCGTCACCACCCCGGATGGGGATGTCACCGTCACCATCCCGGCCATCGACATCGACGTGCGGCCAGAGCACCGCAGCCGCGTCCACCTGACCCGCGAGTGGGTCGAGCGCGGCGTGCGGTACTGCAGGTACAGCAACGGCTACGTGGACCGGCACCACTGGCGTCAGGAGTGCGCGAGGGCGTACTGATGAAGGAGCCGCCCGTCTGGTTCCAGGTGATCATGTACGTGATCACCGGTTTGGCGGCCGTCTGGCTGGGTGTCCACTTGGCATGGTGGCTGGGCGGCCTGTTCATATGACCGACCTGATCCTGCCCAACGGGTTCACGCCCAGGCCGCCGCAGAAGGAGTTGATGCGCTACTTCGACCACGGCGGCCTGAGGGCGGCCGCCTGCTGGCCGAGGCGCTACGGCAAGGATCTGACGATGGTCCACCAGACCGTCAAGATGATGTTTGAACGCCCAGGCATGTACTTCCACATGCTGCCCAACCACAAGCAGGCCAGGAAGGTCATCTGGGACGGCTTCGATAACAACGGCCAGAAGATCATCGATACCGCGATGCCCCAGAGCATCCGGCAGGACACGAACAGGACAGAGATGAAGATCACGCTGAAGAACGGCGCGATCTGGCAGCTTGTGGGCTCGGACTACTACGACAGCATCGTCGGCGCCAACCCCTTCGGCCTCGTGATGAGTGAGTCCGCCCTCTCGGATCCCCGGGCGTGGTCCATATTCCGCCCGATCCTTGCCGGCAACGGAGGCTGGGCAGCCTTCATCAGCACACCCCGGGGTTACAACCACTTCCACGACATCATGCAGTTGGCGAAGAAGAACCCGGCGTGGTTCCACTCCCACCTGACCGTCAAGGACACCCAGCACATACCTGAATCCGTGCTCAACGACGAGCGCGCGGAGATGCCCGATGAACTCTATCGCCAGGAGTACGACTGCGACTTCTCCGCCGCCAATGTGGGCGCCATCTTCGGGCGCTACATCGAGCAGATGGAGAAGGAAGGGCGGATCTGTCCCATCGACAACTCCCAGGAAGGCGAGGTCTGGGTCACAAGCGACATCGGCTACCGCGACAAGGCAGCCTTCGTGTGGTGGCGCCGGCTGAAGGGCGGCTACGAGATCTTCCACTACGACGATGGGTCAGGCATGGACGCCGAGGAGTGGGCCGCCCGCCTCAGCAAGCAACCCCGCGCCGACGTGCTCGTGCTGCCCCACGACGCACGCGTCAAGACGTTCCAGTCCAAGCGCTCCAGCGTCGAGACCTTCCTCCGCCAGCCTCCCTGGGACAAGTGCGAAGTTCGTGTAAACGAGCAAAGGCGCAAGTCTGACTCTGTGAACGCGGGGCGCTTGATGCTGCGGCGGGTGCGCATCAGCAACGCGCCGGTCTGCGAGCCGTTCCTGATGGCGATGCGGGCCTATGCCTACAAGTACGACGAGGAGACCAAGACGTTCTCGTCGGAGCCAGAGCACAACTGGGCCAGCCACCCGGCTGACGCGTACATGGAGGGGGCGGCGAGGCTCAACGTGCTCGATCCGCCGGCACCGGCACGGCAGGAGCCCATAATCCCGCCGTTGAGCCACACGTTCACGCTCGACATGCTCCACGCCACGGTCAATCCGCATAACCAGCGCAACGGGAGGATCTGATGCCCATGCAACCTCCGGTTCCAGGCCAACCTCCAGTTCCTGGTGACGAATCCCAAGGCTACGCCAAGCAAGGGGGCAGCCCCAAGTCCAAGGTCGAGGCCGGCAAGCAGCTTCCTGACAAGCAGGCCAAGGAGGCCAAGAAGGATCCCACCAAGCTGGCCGAGGTGTGGGAGAAGGAACTCCAGGCCGCCAAGAAGGAACTCAGCAAGTTCCATACGCAAGGCAGGCGCCTCGTGCATCGCTACCTGGACGAGCGCGACAGCGCTGCGCTCGACAACGCGGACAGCAAGATCAACCTGTTCTGGTCCAACACCGAGGTGCTGAAGTCGAGCCTGTATGCGAAGCCGCCGAAGGTCGATGTCAGCAACGCGTACAAGGACAGCAACGACGACGTGGCACGCGTGGCGGGCAACATCCTCCAGAGGATGCTCAACAACGACGTGGAAGAAGACGACGAGAGCACCTACCCGGAGATCACGCGGCAGGCGGTAGGCGACTACCTGATCGTCGGCCTGGGACAGGTCTGGTACCGCTACGAGGTCGAGACCGAGAAGACCAGCACCGAGCCCGTGATCGATCCCGAGTCCCAGGTGGTCCTGGCCGAGCCCGTGGAGTACGAGGCCGTCACGCACGAGGACGCGCCGGCCGACTACGTCTACTGGGAAGACTTCTGGTGGTCGCCGGCCAGGGTCTGGCAGGACGTGCGCTGGGTGGCGCGGCGCGTGTACATGAACCGCGAGGAGTTGATAGCGCGCTTCGGGGACAAGATCGGCAAGGACGTGCCGATCAGCAAGCAGAAGGCCCGTGGCGACAACATCTCGCCGCAGAACGACCCGTGGGAGAAGGCGGGCGTCTTTGAGATCTGGGACAAGACGACCAAGTGCGCCTACTGGCACGTCATGGGCTACAACCTGATCTGCGACCACAAGGAAGACCCGATGAAGCTCCGGGGCTTCTTCCCGTGCCCGCAGCCGCTGATCGCCAACACCACCACGTCCAAATTGATGCCCCGGGCCGACTACCTGATGGCCCAGGACCAGTACAGCCAGATCGATGAGCTATCCACGCGCCTGAAGTACCTCATCCGCGCCTGCAAGGTGGTCGGCGCCTACGACAAGACCAGCACGCCGCTCGGGCGCATCTTCAGCGAGGGCCTGGAGAACCAGATGATCCCGGTGGACAACTGGGCCGCCTTCGCGGAGAAGGGCGGCATCAAGGGGTCCATCGACTTCGTGCCCATCGACGTGGTGGCCGGCGTGATCGAGCGCTTGACGGCGGAGCGCGAGTCCCACAAGGGCACGCTCTACGAGGTGCTCGGGATCGGGGACATCATGCGTGGCATGACGAACCCCGACGAGACCCTCGGGGCGCAGCAGCTTAAAGCGCAGTTCGGTGGCAACCGCCTGCAGTTCAAGCAGCAGCAGATCGGGTGCTGGGTGGCCGCCGGCCAGCGCATCAGGAGCCAGATCTTCTGCTACCACTTCCAGGCCGAGACCATCATCGAGCGTTCAAACATCATGCTGTCCGAGGACGCACCCATGGCCCAGCAGGCCGTGGAGTACCTCAAGAGCGGCGCCGAGAGCAAGAAGTACCGCATCACGGTCGAGAGCGAGACCATGGCGATGGTGGACTGGGCGCAGGAGCGCGACAGCCGCACCCAGTTCATGGAAGCCGTCGGCGGCTTCCTGTCCGACACCGGCACCATGATGCAGACCATGCCGACGGCCGTGCCGGTGCTGCTGCAGATGATGAAGTGGGGCCTGGGCGGCTTCAGGGTCTCCAAGGAGATCGAGACCGTGCTCGATCAGGCCATCCTGGCCGCAAGCCAGCCGCCGCCGGCCAAGCCCGACCCCGAGCAGGAGGCGAAGGTCGAGAAGGACAAGGCAAGCGCCGACCAGTCGCGCGCCACAGCGCTGGAGAAGAGGGTCAGCGCTGGCCTGGATCTGGCGGCGGCGCAGCAGATGGGTGTCCAGCCGGCCATCCCGCCCGAGCCTCCGCCCGAGATGCCCCCGCCAGGGGGCCCAGGCGGCCCGCCAGGAGCCGCAGGGCCCCCGGGCGGCCCTCCGGGGCCTGGAGGGCCTCCCGGGGGCCTTCCGCCGCCTCCTGGCAATCCGCCGATGCAGCCGCCGCCCGAGATGCCGCCACAGGGTTAACCATGCCTACCTACGACTTCAGGTGCCAGGAGTGCGAGCGCGAGTACAGCGTGTACCGCACGATCCGCGAGCACTGCTTCAATCCCCGGCCATTCGTGTGCTGCGGCCAGACGGTCGAGCGATGGTTCACACCCGGCAATACGGGCGCTGCACTGAACAACGCATTGGCCGGGGACCGGCACTACGAGGGCCTGCGGGCCACCGACGGCACGGACATCTCCACGCGCACCAAGCACCGCGAGTACATGAAGCGCCACAACCTGACGACCATCGACGACTTCAAGGACACCTGGGCGCAGGCCCAGAAGAAGCGCGACGAGTACCGCCGGGGCGAGGGCCACGGTGCAATTACGCGTAACGATATTGCCCAGGTCATTGCCGACCTGGGTGACCGCTGACGCTCGGTTTAAGCGCCTCACAAGGAGAATCCATGGGCCCCGAAGACGACGATCTGCGAGCCGATCTTGAGTCAGCTATAGGCGAGGACACCGGCACCGAGGTGCCGCCCGCGCCGCCGCCGCCGGTTGACAAACCGGTTGACACTCCGGTCCCGCCGGCCCCCGAGCCGACCGAGGCCAAGGCCAAAGGCGAGCGCGACAGCCTGGGCCGGTTCCTCAAGAAGCCAGATGCCGCCGCTGCACCAACGCCGGGGGCGCCAACGTCTCCCGCCCCCGGCGGGCCGGGGCTGGTCACCCCGACTACTCCAGCGGCGGCACCCGCTGTCCAGGCCCCGGCCGGCTGGGGGCCGTCGGTGCGCGAGCACTGGGGCAAGCTGCCACAACCGGTGCAGGAGTTCATCCACCAGCGCGAGCAGCAGATGCAGCGCTGGGCCAACGACACCGCTCCCATGCGCAACGCTGGCGAGCAGTTCATGCGGGCCATCGAGCCGTACCGGATGACCATCCAGGCCGAGGGCGTGGATCCGATCACGGCCATCGGCAACCTGATGCAGGTAGGGACAACCCTACGCTTCGGCACGCCCCTGGAGAAGGCCCAGGTGATCGCCCAGTGCGTCAAAGCCTATGCCGTGGACATCGAGGCGCTCGATGCCGCCCTGGTGGGTGCCATCCCTCAGGGACAACCCCAGGTCAACGTCCAGGCCGAGGTGCAGCGTGCCCTGGCGCCCCTGATGCAGCAGGCGCAGCAGCGGCAGTACTACGAGGCGCAGCGTACCCAGGAGGAAGCGCGCACCGAGCTTGTCTCCTTCGCCCAGGATCCGAAGCACGAGTTCATGGAGGACGTGCGGGTCTTGATGGCCGACATCATCGAAGTGGCCGACAAGCAAGGCATGAATCTCCCATTGCAGGATGTCTACGACCGTGCTTGCGCTTTGCACCCGGAGGTGTCGAAGGTCATAATGGCGCGGCAGCAGGGTGCAAACGCCCAGCAACTGACGCAGAAGGCCCAGCGGGCACGTGCCGCAGCCGTAAGCGTCAGGGGGGTTGCACCGGTTGGCAACCCGACTGCGTCAGAACCGTCATCGATACGAGACTCTATCGAGGCGGCCATCGAAGCGCATTCGCGGGTCTGAGGCGCAGTAGAACCGCCTTGGGGGAAGTAGAACCGCTGCAGCGGCCATCGACGCCCCCCGGGATCGGCCATCGAAGGCCCGGATGGAATGGTAGCGTGTAAACGCAGGCTTAACTCATCTGGAGGCTGTAATGGCATTCCCCAACGTAAGTGACATCGTCGCCACGACGATCCAGTCGCGCACCCGCAAGATCGCGGACAACGTGACCAAGAACAACGCCCTGTACATGCGGCTGGACCAGCGCGGCAACCGCAAGACGTTCAGCGGCGGCAACGTCATCTACCAGGAACTGAGCTTCGCTCAGAACTCCAACGGTGGCTGGTACAGCGGGTACGACCTGTTGCCGGTCGCTGCGTCGGACGTGATCAGCGCTGCCGAGTTCACCATCAAGCAGTTGGCCTGCCCGGTGACCATGAGTGGCCTGGAGACCATCCAGAACGCCGGCAAGGAGCAGATGATCGATCTGCTGGAGGCCCGCATCACGGTGGCGGAATCCACCATGGCGAACCTCATGGCCGAGGGCGTCTACGGCAATGGAACGACCTTCGCCGGCAAGTCGCTGACGGGCCTGGGCGCCGCCGTGCCGGTGGACCCGACCACGGGCACCTATGGCGGGATCGATCGTTCGAACGTGGCCTGGGCCTTCTGGCGCTCCCAGATCGTGCCTGCCGGCGTGGCACTGACGGCGTCTACCATCCAGGCGGCCTGGAACGGCTTGTGGGCGTCCCTGGTGCGCGGCACCGACCGTCCCGACCTGATCGCCGTGGACAACTTCATGTGGCAGACGTACATGGCGAGCCTGCAGGCGCAACAGCGCTTTGCATCGCCCGAGGTCGGCAATCTGGGGTTCCCGTCGCTGAAGTTCATGGACGCCGACGTGGTCCTGGACGGCGGCATCGGCGGCTTCTGCCCTGCGAAGACGGCGTTCTTCCTGAACACCAAGTTCATCTTCCTGCGCCCGCACAGTCAGCGTGACATGGTGTCGCTCGACCCCAACAAGCGCTACGCCGTGAACCAGGACGCCGAGGTGTCAATCTTGGCCTGGGGTGGCAACCTCACCTGTTCCGGTGCTCAGTTCCAAGGTCGCCTGATCAGCGCTTGAGCACGAGGCCCAGCGGGGAAGCCTCCCCGACTGGGCCACCCTCTACAAGGAGCACCACATGCCCGCATCCCTCCCAGGCAGCACCCTCGCCCAGAGTCTCGCCAACCCGAGCGCGGGCCAAGCCGTCCTCTTCGATCTCCTGTCCGGTCCCAAGGGTTCGCCCTTCGACCGCGACGTGCAGGTGCCCAACAGCGGCAGCCCAGGCACCCCTGGCTACCCGGCCAGCGGCAATGCCTCGACTGGCGGCCTGTCCACCGGCATCGGGTTCGGCGCCAACCTCACCATCGGCCTGACGGCACCGGCCAGCATCGTGGCTGCCGGCTTCACCGATGACTACACCCTGGGCGTCACGAAGCCCGATGGCACGGCGTCGGCCAACAGCACCCTCATGTACATCGGAGGCGGGCGCAGCAACCCGGATGGCACGCCGCTGGTCTACACCGCAGGCTTCGGCATCGGCGGCGCTGGCAATGGTGGCAGCCGCGACGCTGGCGCAGGACCGGCCTTCACTGGCTTCCTGGGCAAGATCGTCACGGCCGCTGCCGGTGTGGCGAACGGTGCCGTGGTCGAGACTGGCTGGGTCAACCGCTCGGGCGTGTCCCTGGTCACCGGCCAGTCCACTCTCGGACTGGCATCGGCGGCCAGCGCGACGCCGGCCATGGGGCCGCAGCCGCCGCCGCCCGAGCCCGAGCCGCCGGCCATCCTGCGGGTTGGTCCGGAGACCGAGGGCGAGATCGAGCCGCCTGCGCGGCTGCGGGCCCGGTAGCCATGCCAAGCAAGTCGCCGGCACAACGGCGGCTGATGGCAGCCGCCGCCCACAACCCGGCCTTCGCCAAGAAGGCTGGGGTTCCAACTTCCGTGGCTAAAGAGTTCAATGCGGCCGACAAGAGCAAGGCCACGGTGAAGCTGCTGCGGGGGAAGAAGTAGTGTTCAACCTAGGAGTTAAACGTGGCTGATTCAAAGCTTGTAGTCATCACCCCCATCGAGGGCGCGTCGGTGGACAACAGTCTGCCGGGGAGCGACAGCGGTCGCCGCTGGCCCCGCCCAGATGGCAACCCTCCGTACCCGGAGAACGGTCTACCCGATGGAGGCAACGTTGGAACGCCCGAGCATCCCGTCCAGCTTCCCGCCGCGCCGCCGCCGTATCCATCTGTCGGTCTGCCACCTTCTGTCTGGCCTGGGGTTCCGATCCATAAGCCCGCTCCGGGTGAACCTCCAATCACGCTCCCGCCGGGATCGGTGTATCCGCCGCTGCCCCCTGCGATAGGCAACAACGAGAACGTGCTGGCGCTGGTGTGGATCCCGAAGGTCGGCTATCGCTGGGTGGTGCTCGGGCCGCTGCTGTTCCAGCAACCCGCTCCGCCTGTGGCAACGCCGAGGACGCGGAACTAGCGATCCTGGGCATGGCCGTGCGGCGCCCACGGCCATGCTCTACTCCCGGCGTCGCTTGTTTACACGCATAAGGACAACCCAAATGGCACTCGACGCAGCGCAGGTTGAAGCCCTGCAAGCCAGTTCTGGTCCGACCGACTGGACCAAGTTCGACAACGGCCTGACGGCCCGCAGCCCGGGGCAGATGGCGTGGCCCGGTCCCGGGGACGACAGGCTGCACGTGAAGTTCTTCATGAAGCCGCGCATCGATCAGGCGGAGTCCGACAGGCAGCAACGCCCAGTCTACAAGGACGTGCCGTACGTTGAGATGATGATGCCCGGGGAGAAGAACGTGATCATCCGCGAGCCCGTGTGGGATCAGCACATCAAGCGCTTCCCGCAGCACTGGCAGCAGTTCCTGGCCGGCGAGAAGGAGCAGATCATCGGCACGCCGCTGAAGGTGGCGCCGTTCCTGACCGAGTCCCAGGTCGAGGAGTTACTGCACTTCAAGATCCGCACTGTCGAGCAGCTTGCCGACCTTGCCGACAGCGGCATGAACTTCATGGGTGCGCACGAGTTGAAGGCGGCGGCCAAGCGCTTCATCGAGAAGACCAAGGGCAACGACGCCCTGCTTGCCAGGATCGAGGCCTTGGAAGCCGAGAACCGCAAGCTGCAGGCTGCACAGGCCCTGGAGCAGGCGGCCAAGGTCACCCCGCCCTCGCAACTGCCGCAAGGCCGCAAGTAAAGGGAGAAGCGCATGCCCTACCAGATGACGAACGAGCAATCGCTGGCGTCGGTCATCCAGACATGCGCTTCACTTCTGTCGTTGCCGATCCCCGCAGCCCCAGCGTCCAGCCCCGACCCCAACATCCAGTTGATGAAGACGGTGGCGAATCTCGCCGCCCTGGAACTGCTCAATGCCTACGAGTGGGGCATGCTCACGAAGATGGGCGAGATAGACGTGTTCTCGACGGTGCCAACCACCGACGAAGCCGTCGAGACTGCCTTCCCGCTGCCTGAGGACTTCTACCGGTTCATCGACCAGACCCAGTGGAACGGTGCGATGCGCTTCCCTGCCGTGGGGCCTGTCTCGCCTCAGGGTTGGATGACCTACATGACCTTCCCGATCAGCGCGAACTTCACGCTGACGTGGCAGGTACGCCAGAACCAACTGTGGTTCCTGAACGCGCCGCCGGCCCCGGGGCAGAAGTTCAAGTTCATGTACCTGTCGCGCGCCCTGGTCAGGGACGCCGATGACCCGACCCTGTTCAAGAACGTGGCTGACAAGGACGGCGACACGTTCCAGCTTGACGGCGTGCTGATGACGCTGATCACCCGGGTCAAGTGGCTTGAAGCCAAGGGCTTCGACTCCAGCGCTGCGGTGCGCGACTTCCTGCTGGCCTTCGACTCCAGGGTCGGCGCGCAGAAGGGCGCCAACATCCTGAACATGGCTGGGCCTTGCCACGACTACCCGTACATCGGCATCGGCAACCTCCCTGACGCAAGCCTGTACGGCATGCGCCAGCACTGATCACTGGTGACGCAATGGCCGTGAACCTCCCCCCTGGCTGGGCCATCACCGAGCTTCTGGAAGACGTTCCAGACCCCAACAATCGGTTGCCTGCATTCCGGCGCAGGACGTTCATCTGCACCGACCAGCGCGGGGACTATGTCTGCTCCAGCGGCGCGCTGGAGGACTGCGAGGCCCAGGCGCATTCCATGGCCGAGGCGTGGTCCCAGCAACGGCCCTACGACACGGTGCGGTAATGGCACTCACCCCCCTGCCCCATCCGCGCAAGTACATCCCCAGGCGCTCCTTTGCGACTCAGTCGCATCAGGCTTACGCGTTCCCTTCGCCTATCGCTGGCCTCGATTCCTCGTCGCCCCTGCCGGGGGGCAACCCGCAGACGGCCATCGTGCTGAACAACCTGATCCCCCGCGACCTGGGGTGCATGCTGCGCAAAGGCTATCGTCGCTGGGTCAGCAACATGGGCAGCGAGATCCGGTCGCTGATGACGTACCGGTCGCCATCCGAGTCTCCCAAGCACTTCGCGGCCAACTCGGTCGGCAACATCTACGACGTGACGATGGAGCGCGCTTCCAGCGTTGTGCCGACGACGCTGATCAACGTGCCCAGCACCATCCGGCCTGGGGAGTGGACATCGCTGAACTACACCACCAACGCGGGCCAGCACTTCCTGGTGGCCGTGAATCCTGGGGGTGGCTACTGGACATATGACGGTGTGGCTTGGCTTCAGCACACCATGGGGTCGGGCACCGGCCAGATATCCAACGTGGACCCGACGACGTTCAACTTCGTCACGGTCTTCAAGACGCAGTTGGTGTTTACACAGACAGGCACCAACGTCATGTGGGCGCTGCCGACGGGAGTCATCGCCGGGAACATGGAGGAGTTCGACGTAGGGTCGCTGTTCCCCAATGGCGGGTCCATTGCTGCCGTCATCAACTGGACCTTCGACGGCAGCGCTGCCGGCGGCCTCGGGGCAACCGGCGGCGGCATGGACAACAAGCTGGTGATCATCAGCACCGAGGGTGACGTGCTGGTGTACGGCACCGGGATGGAGGGTTTGGAGAATGCGGGCTTCGCCCTGCAGGGCCGCTGGTACATCGGGCGCGTGCCGGTCGGGCACCGGTTCTTCACCCAGTACAACGCCGACATTGCGATCATCAGCGAGCGTGGCCTGTCGTTCATGACCGAGTTGATGCGGGGCGAAGGCTTCTACACGCATGCCCAGGCTGCAGCGCGGATCAATTCCGAAGTGGCGGCCCAGGTAGCCGAGACCATCAGCGACTTCTACTGGGAGGTGAAGTTCCTCCCGCACGAGCAGTTGCTGGTCATCAAGGTGCCCGAGCTTCGCGGCGTTATCGACATCCAGTGGGCGTTCGAAGTCAATAACAAGGCCTTCTGCATGCTGCGTGGCTACCCGATGAACACCGTCGATACGTTCAACGGCCGCAGTTATGGGGGCGACTACGCGGGCAACGTCTGGCTCCTGTTCGAAGGGGAGTCGGACGGCGAGGTGGACGATGTCCCTGGCAAGGATCTGCAGGGATCGGTGGTCACCTCCTTCCAGACTCTTGGCGAGGGCACGTTCGTCAAGCGCTTCCTGATGGTCAAGCCGAGCTTCATCGCCAACACCGCACCGGGCGTGATCGCTCGTTTGAACGCGGAGTGGAATCTCCAGCCGCCCAACGTCTCGCCGCCCTTCCTGCCCCAGGCTGACTCCTTCTGGGACATCGGCCTGTGGGACGTGGCGAAGTGGGCTGGGACCACTTCGTCCTACGAAGCCTGGGTCGGGGCCGTGGGCACTGGCCGGTACGGGTCGCTGTCGATGCGTGTGCGTGGGGCAGCCGATACTATCTTCGTTGGCTGGCAGGCCGTAGTCGAAGGTGGAGGCATCCTGTGATACGTGCAACGTTGCTCGATCTGACCGCTGGTGACAAGGGGGCGGCGGACTTCATCGAAGCCTTCTGGGGCTTCATGGAGGCCTGGGACGACATCATCGACCGGGACAAGCCACCGGACGACGAGGCCATCAACAAGGCCATGCTGTGGGCGCTGTTCGGCGCCGCCGACGATCCCTTCTTCCAGCGGCATGCCGTGGCGCTGCGGCCGGCGGTTCAGCAGGCCGTGGCTTCCTGGTTGACGGCCAACAAGTTCGAGAAGTCCGGCAAGCGCGATCTGGTGGAGCAGGCGTACTTCCTGCGCTGCTCTGCCTACGACGTGTTCACCACCGTGGTGTTGCTGGTCGCGCCTCACAAGCACATGACGGCAGTCGAGTACTTCCGTTCGCTGGCGCCCGAGGACACACTGGCGAAGTACATGCGTGAGCATCTAGGAGACAAGCATGGGATGGCTCAGTAAATCCGCACCGGCACCGCCGCCGCCTGACTTCAAGGCGCAGGCCGAGGCCACGCAGGCGAGCAACCAGTACGCGCAGACCCAGGCGGACTGGGCCAACCGGCCTGACGTGGTCACGCCGTGGGGCACGGAGTCTTGGGCGTCCACGTCCCAGATCGATCCGGCTACCGGCAAGCCGATGACCAAGTGGACGCAGACCCAGCAACTGGATCCTGCGGCCCAGGCGACGCTCGACGCCCAGCAGTCGGGCGACCTCGCCAAGGCCAACATCGCGCAGGAGCAACTCGGGCGTATCGGCACATCCTTCGGCCAGCAGTTCGACACCAGCGGCATGCAAGCGCTGGGTGCCTCGCCCGAAGCCGGCGCAGGGATGATGGCTGGCCTGGACATGGCGAGCCTCGGGGCGATGCCCCAGGCCGATGCCGCCGAGCGCCAGCGCATCGAGAGCATGCTGATGGAGCGCATGCGCCCCGAGCACGAGCAGATGCAGCAGGGCCTGGAGACCAAGCTGCAGAACATGGGCCTGACCCGGGGCACGCCGCAGTTCAACCGTGAGCTTCAGCGCTTGCAGGACCAGCAGTCCCGTGCGCGCTTCGATGCCATGCAGACCGGCGGCCAGGAGATGGAGCGCCAGTTCAACATGGGCATGCAGGGTCGCCAGCAAGGCTGGCAGGAACTGCTGGGCAGCGGCCAGTTCCAGAATCAGGCCCAGGCTCAGAAGTACGGCCAGCAGGCGCAGACCTCCGGGTACCAGAATCAGGTGCGCCAGCAGCAGATGGCGGAAGCCGAGCGTGAGCGCAGCCGGGGTCTGAACGAGTACAACGCCCTCATGACCGGCACCCAGGTCGGGCAGCTTGAGACCCCCGACTTCGCCAAGAGCGCCTCGGTCGGCGGGGTGGACTACACGGGCGCCGCCAAGGATGTCTATCAGGCGCAGCAGGACGCTGCTGCCGCCAAGGCGGCCAGCAAGCAGGGCCTGATGTCTGGGCTGGGCGGGATCGCTTCCGCCGGGATCATGGCGTTCTGATCATGAAGATCCTCCAGTTCTCTGGCGGCATAGACTCCCTGGCGTGCCTGCTCCTGCTGCGCGACATGGACGACCTGACCGTCCTGACGGTTGTGACAGATGGGGTCTACAGCAGCACGCTGGACTATCTGGAGAAGATCCATGCGGCGTTCCCTTCTCTGCATTACGTCACCCGGCATTCGTACCGACGCATCAGCGAGTACGGTCATCCGGTGGACGTGGTGCCGCTTCGCTGGACGGCCGTGGGCCAACTGGCGCGGGGCAAGAAGGACGTGCGCTACCAGGATGCCTACTCCTGCTGCAACCGGGGCTTCTGGGAACCGCTCGATCAGGCCAGCCGCGAGCTAGGCGCGACCGTCATCTACCGTGGGCAGCGCCACGAGGATCGGCTGCGTGCCCCGGTGCTGGACGGCCATGTCGATAGGGGTGTCGAGCTTCGCTTCCCCCTGGCTGACTGGACCCGGCAGCGGGTCTTCCAGTACGTCGAGGAGCAGGCCCCGGAGTTGATGCCCCCGGGCTATGACCAGAACGAAGCCACCTCCCGTGACTGCTGGGACTGCACGGCGTATCTTCAGGACAACCACCAGCGCATCACCAATCTGCCGTTCGCACAGCACAAGCGTGTAAACGGTCTCTTAGCCCGGTGGCGGGATGATGTTGAGACAGAGATGGAGGCTTAAATGCCCGCAGTTGACTACATGAAGGCGCTTCGCCAAGGCGGTCAGTTCGGTGGCCCGCAGCCGGATCCGATGGCCGCTCCAGGCGGCATGCCCGGGGCCGGCATCAACCCGGACATGGGGCTGCCTCCGGTGGGGCCGCAGCAACCTCCGCCCGGGACCATGGGAGCGCCGACGGCACCGCCTGGGGGCATGCCGCCTCCTCCGGGGGCCATGCCCCCTGGCATCGACCCGAATGCGCCCGGGATAGCCGGCGCGCCGACGACGCCGCAGACGCCGGCACCTGGGGGCCAGGACCAGATGCTCATGGACCTGTACAGCCGCCTGGGTGCGCTACAGCCGCAGCAGCAGGCGGCCACCAAGCAGCGCGCCCTGGCCGAGCAGTTGCGTGGCGGTGCTCGCATGCCTGGGATGCGCGGGAACCAAGCCGCTCACCCGATGGAGTTCCTGTCGTCGCTGGCGCATGCTGGTGGCGCTGCGTACCAGGGCGCCGGGGCCGACAAGGCCGAGGCCGACTTGGCCGGCGAGCGTGCTAAAGCCTTTGGTGGCTTCCGCGAGGCCCAGGGGTTCAAGGGTCTGCCCAACGCACCGACGACGGTCAACGAGCCGGGTCCGGGCATTCTCGACAGGCTTCGCTCGGGTCTCGGCTTCGGGGGGTAACGCACCATGGCCCTGTTCGACTACGTGTTCGGCCAGCCTACGCAGGAGGAGCGCCAGCGTAAGCAACGCGAGGCGTACCAGGATCTCCTGCGTGGTGCGCCGCAGCAAGCGGGGCCACCACAACCGACCCTGGGTGACATCGCTGGACCGCAGCAGTTCGGCCCGCCTGAACCACCGGAGCAGCGCCCTGGCATCACCGGACCTGGGGGCGCCGCCTTCGGCATCTACCCATCGTCTGGTCGCCAGGAGCGGACCATGCCGCCGGTACCCGACATCCCGATCCCCGTGATCGAGCAGGACACGCGGCCGTTCGGGGACATCCCGGCACCCGAGACAGCGGCGGCCCCCACGGCGGCCGCTGGCAAGGGCAAGGCGCTTCCGAGGGCCACGGGCGCGGGTGGAGGGGCCGGCAGGGCCGCTACGGCCGCTGGCGGGGCCGCTACGGCCGCTGGCGGGGCTGCCCCCGCTGGGGCTGCCGCTGCAGCACCCGTGGACGATCTGGAAGCCAAGCACAAGGCTGCCCTGGCCGAGCAGGAGGCGCTGCTGACTCCGCCCGACCGGACGGCTGCCGAGGAGGGGTACAAGAAGCAGGCCCTGGGCGGCCAACGGCAGCTTGCCCTGGCGTTGATGGCCGGCGAAGCCGGCTTGCAGCCGTTCCAGGCCCAGCACCTGAAGCAGGCCGCTGCGGCGCGCGACCCGCTGAAGATGGCCGGCGGCACCATGACCGAGACAGGCTTCATCGAGGATCCCGCCTACCAGCAGGAACTGAAGCTCAAGCGCGCCGACATGCGCGTGAAGTCCATCGAGCGGGCGCAGGAACTGGCCGCGTCGGCGGCGGAGCGCGCTCGCCTGCAGAAGGAGAAGCTCGACGCCGATGCAGCGCTGCGCAGGGAGGCCCTGGCTTCTCAGCGGTTCATCGCGGAGATGATGGAGGGCGGGCGTGCCGAGCGCGCTGGCGGCGGCGGCAAGGGCAAGGGTGGCAAGGGTGTCTCGGAGGCTTCGCCCACGGACATGCTCAACATAATTGGGGAAGCGGAGTTGCACCTGAAGAACGCCACCGGCAGCGGCCTTGGCGCGGACATCGACAGGGCTGCCCGCTATGTCGGCTACGCCACGGGCGGTGCCAAGGCCATCGGCGCGCTGGAGCCTATCGCCGCGAAGCTGACGATGATGCAGCCGCGCATGGAAGGCCCGCAGTCCGACAAGGACCGGGAGTTGTACCAGCAGGCTGCGGCCGATGTCGCGAACCCCAGGAAGACCGTGGGAGAACGGCAGTCTGCGCTGCAATCGCTGAAGCACATGACGCAGAAGTACCAGTCGGGCTACTGGGCACCGCCAGGTTACAAGGAGCCTGCGGGTGGCAAGGGTGGCGGTCGGCGTGCCACTGACGGTGGTGGTGGTGAGGTTGACTTCAACAGCTTGTAGCCATGAACGTCCGCATGCCCGATGGCACTCTCGTCCGCAACGTCCCAGAGGGGACGAGCAAGGAAGAAGTCCTGCGCAGGCTGTCCGCCTCCCGGGGCGAAGCGCCTGCCGCGCCTGCTGCCCCAGTCGAGCCCGAGGAGGGTGGCTGGTCGCAGTTCGGTGGTGGTATCGCCCATGCCGGCAAGGAAGCCTATCGGGGTGTCAAGGAACTGGTCGGCGGCGACACCACCGAGTTGAAGCGTGAGGCCGAGGAGTACGCGGCGAAGCCCAAGGGCTGGCAGGCTGGTGCCGGCGAGCTTGTCGGCAACGTCGGCATGCTGGCGCCCCTGGCGTTCGTGCCTGGGGGCATCGGCGTCCAGGCTGCCCTGGCCGCCGGCAGCAGCGCCGCCATCACTCCGGGCGGTGCCCAGGAGCGGCTGACGGCGGGTGCGCTCGGGGCAGGCGGGGCTGCCCTGGGCGGGGCGATCCCGAAGGCGCTGCAACTGGCCGGCAGGGGTGCGCGTGCGGTGGGCGAGACAGGCGAGCGCGCCGCTGCAGCGCTGCCCGGTGCCCTGGGCGAGCGCGCTGCCGAGCGTGTCGGCACCCGCAAAGCCGCTGGCGTGCTGCGCAAGGAACTGGGCGATCAGCCCATCCCTGCCGACGTTTACACGCCTCATACTGCGGTCACTGCAGCGGGTGGCAGGCCGAGCGCGGCCGTCGCCACCCAGGATCCCAGGCTGGCTGGGCTGGAGCGCGGCTCGCGCACGCTGGCCGGCGAGGAGTGGATGCCGCACGATCTGGCCCAGCAGCGTGCTCAGTGGCGTGCCATGGACGAGGGTCTGCAGGGAGAAGCCGACCTGGAGAATCTGCTGCGGCAGGCCAACGATATCGGGAAGAAGGTGGAAGGGGTCTACGAGAAGACCGGGCCGGCGCACTTCGACAACGAGATGACCAAGTTCCACGACTTGCTGCAGACGACGAAGACCACGGCCGAGTACCACGGCAAGCCTACCGTGAAGGCCGCCGTGGACTACATCGAGAAGACGATGAAGGGCGCTGGGGTTGTCACCCCGAAGCTGCTGCACATGATGAAGCAGACGGTGGCCGGCGGCTTGAAGGGCGTACCCGGCATTGGCGACGAGGGTGTGCGGGCCACGGCCAGCGAGCCGTTTGTGCGCTCGCTGACCGAGGCTATGGACCGGGTGCTGGACAGGGCCACCAAAGGCAGGTATGCCACCGAAGGCAAGTACAGCCAGTGGAAGCGTGAATACGCCGAGCAGATGGGCAAGGCCGAGGGCGCCAAAGCCGACATCAACATCCGCTCCAAGTTCCTGGATCCAGCCACAGGCCTGCCGCGCAGGCCCGTGGCTGGCCTGGACGACGTGCCCGTCATAACGCCCCAGGCATTGAAGCAGGCAATAGCTGCAGCCGGCTCACTGAAGCGCGGGCCGCGCAAGGGCAAGAAGGTTCTGTCCACAAGCAGCGAGGACGTGCTCAAGGGAGTGCTGCGGGACGTGGAAGCCGGCGAGGTGCTGCGGCGCTCCCAGCGCACGAGCACGGCCGGCGGCGGCAGCACCACGGCGTCGAACCTTGCCCAGATGGCGGCCATGGAGTCGCTGATGCCCAGCGGCCTGGGGCTGGCCCGGTTCGCCTTGCAGGAGGGTGGCCGCAAGGGTGAGAAGGCTGCGCAGCGTCAGCTTGCCAAGCTGCTCCAGGATCCAGATGCGCTGCGGCAGTTCCTCACTGCGCAGGAGCGGCAGCGGCTCCTGCGTGGCGGCCCGGTGGGTCAGTTGCCCGGTGCGAGCGCGGCCGGCGGGGCGCTGCCGCTCATGCTGGAGAATAACCAGTGACGATATTGCAACCGGAGTCCCCCTATGCCTCGTAACGTATCCGGTGCCTACACGCTGCCGCTGCCTCCTGTAGAACCCAACACCGTCATCGAGTCGGAGTGGGCGAACGATACGTTGGCCGACATCGCGGCGACCCTGGACGACTCGCTGTCGCGCTCGGGCATGGGCGGCATGACGGCCCCCTTCAGGCTGACCGACGGATCGGCGGCGGCGCCGAGCCTGTCCTTCATTGCCGAGCCGAGCAGCGGGTTGTTCCGCCAGTCTTCGGGCGTGATCGGCATGTCCATCCAGGGGGTGGCCCAGCAGACGTGGAACGCCAACGGCACGACGCTTGGCAATGTGACCCTTCTCGGCACGATCACCGGCCCGGTTGCCGCGCCGGCCTTCGGCGGCAGCATCGGCGTCGGCATGGCCGTGACCACGCCTCCCGTGGCCGGGGAGACAACTATCGACATTGGCGGCACTGCCAAGGCGTGGATCAACCTCTACGTGGGAGGTGTCCGCAAGGCCCTGTTCTCGGCAACGAGTGGCAGCACGGCCCTGGGGACGCATGACGCGCAGCCCCTGTACCTCCTCGTGGGCAACGCAGGAAGGCTGATCATTCAGCCGACTGGCTTTGTTGGTATCGGTCCTACAGCGCCGATAGCGCTCGCGCCGTTGCACGTCCGGTCTTCAACCGAGTTGATGCGCCTGGAGTCCACGCAAGCCCGTGGTGGCGGCAATGCGTACATGTCGTTCTTCGACCCGAGTGGTCGCAAGGGCTACATCGGGTACGGCAGCGGCGGCACTGACGATAACTTCTTTATCGTCAATGAGCTTGTCAGCCCCATGCTGTTCTTCAACAACCAGTCGGAGCGCATGCGGATCGAGTCCACTGGCAAGGTTGCTGTCAACGGAGCAGCTTCAGCCGCGCAGTTCACCGTCAACTGGGTTGGACCTGGAGGGAACGGCCTTGCTGTCGTCGGCACGCTTGCTGGTGATGTCTCATCGAACTACTTGGCGCAGCGAGTGGATAACTCTGGCGCGAGCATGACCTTCCGCCTCAACGTCACCGTGGCCGGCTACATCAACCATCCGACCCTTACCAGCACGTTCTACAGCACTTCATCTGACGCTCGGATGAAGAAGAACGTCAGGCCAGTCAAGGACGTGGGCAAGATCATCGACAACATCCCCGTGGTCTCGTTCGATTGGAAGCTCGATGGCGCCCACGTGCCGGTCGGCCTGATCGCCCAGGACGTGTACGGTGTCTTCCCTGGGGCTGTGTCGCCCGGTTGGGACAGTCCTGATGGGCCGATGCCTTGGGGCATGGACAACGCCAAGCTGGTGCCGCTGATGATCCGCGAGCTTCAGTGCCTGCGGGAGCGTGTAAACGCACTGGAGCATTGATGCCGCTCAACGGGTCACTCGCCACCGTAGACGCCACCGGCAAGATCATCGCGGCGGTCGAGGACGTGACCGTGCCCGATGGGTTCAACGGCGGCACGCCGCTGACTGCTGCTCGCCAGTTGACGGTCACCACGGCCACGGCCAACCTGTCCAAGCTGGCTGGCCTGTCCTACGACACGCCTGGGCGGCTGGCCGAGTCGTCCGCCGGCCCGATCACGGCCTACGTGGCCGGCATCCCCATCGACCAGCAGGGGCGCATGGTGGTCGCCAACGCGGCGGCCGTGCGCTATGCCCCCAATGCCATCCCCATCACGGCCACGGGGGCCGTGGCCTTGGCGGGTGGTGTCCCGCCCGACAGCACGGCCCCGACAGATCCGACCGGGCTCCTGGCAACGCCCAACTCCGAGACCCAGGCCACCCTCACCTGGACGGCCTCGACCGACGCCGTGGGCGTTACCCTGTACCGGATCGAGCGCTGCACGGGCGCTGCTTGCGTCA